CCTGTCGTTTCGTGTCATAATGACAGAAGCAAAAACCGGGAAATGTCGCGCTCTGACGGCCGCTGTCAGTTCAATAGTAATCCCGTCTCGCGCTTCTAACTAAAAGACCGGAAATCCTTTGAAATAAAGGGTTTCCGGTCTCTTTTTATCGCTTATTTTGAAAACGTGCGACAAATATGCGACAAAATTTGTCGGCTCCTGTCGGCTCCTGTCATAGTATGCGGACTTTTTCCAGTCGCTCGCGGTCCTGCCTCTTCATTCCTTCGGTGACGTGCATGTAGACCTCGCGGGTGATCTTACTGTCGGAGTGTCCCAGTCTCCGACTGATCGTCTCCAGGGGCACGCCAGCCTCTGCCAGCATGGCCGTGTGCGTGTGCCTCAGACTGTGCGGCGACAATCTCCTTCCGAGGATCGCCTCCGTGTTCTCCCGAAAATACTTCCCGTATACGTCATAGGTGATATACCCGCCGCCAAACGCGGGCAGGAAGAGATCCGACCGATAGCCAAACTTCAGCTCCTCCCGCTTCACAAAATGCCGGATCCGGCGGATGCAGTCAGATAGCTCTGGCTGGACATCAACGTCACGAGTCGAGGTGGCAGTCTTTGTCGTGCTGATCTGTCTCAGCGTCGGGCTGTATGTCTTCGTGACGTGGATCACGTCGTCAACGTCGGAATCTTCGAGGGCGATGGCTTCGCCGATCCGAAGTCCGGAGAGGATCAGGAACTCCGTGAGCAGCCGCCAGCGCTCCACCGTCATGCCGTCCAGGAGCTTCGTGATCTCTTCATGCTCAAGGTACTTCTGCGCGTCCTTCACGCGGACGGAGTCGGTCTTCTTTGGGATCAGCTTGTCAATGTATCGTATATCCTCAACGAGATCCATACGATACGCCCAGCGCATCCAGGCCTTGAAGCGTTTCAAGCGCTCGTTGTATGTCACCGGCTCAGCGTCCAGGCGATCCGCGACATAAGGCGCGGTGAGCCGGTCCGCCAGTGTGTCCTCGCCGAGCAAGCGGATGAGCGTGTTAAGGTGCCGACGGTCGTTGTCGGCGGTCTGCGCTTTGAAATGCCTTGCCTGATGCTCCACGTATCGCTCCTGCAGGGCCTTTAAGGTGATGCTGTCCACTTGTCCGGATGCCTCGAAAACGTCCCGGATTTTGGCGCTCAGAGCGTCCTGAGCGGTCCGGTCATCAACCTTCTTGTGCCCGGTCGGTGTCAGTGTGACGGTGATCCTTTTCCGCTGATCTGTCAGTGGATCCGTGTACCACTCGCCATACTGCACGCGGCCCGATGGCAGTTTTCTTCTAAACATGGTTCTCCCTTCCGGGGATCCATGCTATAATAAACAGACATGGATTCCCTTATTGCTTGCGGGTGTCCGTGTATCCCTCGACCGTCGTCCTGATTGCAGCAGGATGGCGGTCTTTTTTTATTTACTTCAGACCGGCCTGAGCCATAGCGACGACCTTGCCGTCCTGGAAGCTGATCGATGCAGAAGATCCAGGAGTCTCGCCGGCCCACGTGTACACCTCGGCGGTGGACGATATGCTGCCGACGGATGCGGATCCGGAAGCGGCGGACGTTCCGTCGAAGCCGAAGATCTTGTTGACGTCATCTAGCGACATGCCTTCCTTCACCTGGTTGTAGGCGTCAAGCGTCGCATAGGTTGCAGTCGTCGATTCCTCTGTCGTGCTGGATGATGACTCGGCAGCGGATGAGCTGCTGGTCGATGCGCTCGGGCTTCCGCACGCCGTAAATGATGCGGCCATAGCGGCCGCGATGATAAGTGCTGCGAGTTTCTTCTTCATGATAATATCCTCCTCATACTTGTATATGTGACAAAGCGTGATTGCTTATGTCTTCAGAATTTTGCCCGGAGCTCCACGACCACGCCGCGGATCCGGACCGGGAGCTGCTCAACCTGATCGGCTGAGAAGATCATCGGCTCATAAGACGGATTCAGAGACAGGAGCGCAATGCTCTGCTCGTATTTCTTAAGGCGCTTGCATGTCGCATAATCGCCGTCCACATTGACAATGACGATCTGCCCGCTTTCGGCGTCGCTCTGACGGTGTACGATTACGGTGTCACCGTCACAGATCCGCGGCTCCATGCTGTGGCCTTTGATCCGGACGCCGAAGTATTCCTTTTCAGGCTCGCGGAAGGTGTCGGCATTGAGATCTTCCTGATCAATCACGTCCTCGATCGCGTCGATCGGGATGCCTGCGGCCACATGGTCGTATACCGGAACGGCGAAGTGCCGGCGCTCATGAACGACCGGAGTGCTTTCCTCCCAGCCCATCAGATAGCCGGGCGTTGTTTCCAGTGCCCGGGCAAGCGTCGCGATCTGCGACTGCTTCATATTTCTCTTATTTTGTTCTATCTTATTTATGGACGCTCTGGACTTATATCCGAGTTTCCCTGCCAACTCTTCCTGAGTCATTCCAAGTTCTTCCCGTTTTTCTTTTACGCGCTCACCGAATGTCATACCTTTAAGCCCTCCCGTGTGCCTTTTATTATAGAGCTTTGTAGTCGCGTATTCAACAAATTTTTAGTTTTTTCTAAAATTCTGTTGACATTGTGGCCCCGCTGGCGTAGTATAGTCACTGTAGCCAATACGGCTACACGAAACGAGCACGAAAATGAAAGGAGGACGTCATGACAAACACGAAGCTGCTTCGTGAAGCTGTTGAGCGGTCCGGATATAAGAAGGCCTACATTGCGCAGTGCATCGGGCTCTCCTATCAGGGCTATCTTAACAAGGAACGCGGGGAAAGCGAGTTCCGACAGTCCGAGATCGAGGGGATCTGCAAGCTGCTCGATCTTTCGGCTGAAGAAAAAGAGGCAATTTTTTTTGCTACAGAAGTAGTCTAAATGGCTACAAGGAGGGACACATGGAAGACAAGCAAGCAATCTGTGACGCCCTTGCGGCGACGCTGAGACTGACCAGAAACCACAGTGATCTGGATCACCTCGAGTATAAGAACGACAAAAAGCACGACATGGAATTCGTAACAGTCCGCTGGAACGGCGGAACCTCAAGGAAAGTCAATGTCTCGCTCGACTCCGGGACTGCTATGATCCGGGACATCATGAAAGTGATCGACTGAGGAGGGAAACATGGACAATAGATACTCATTGAAATGCGACGGTCACAATTACGTGACGCTGTCCTGGGACGGCCGGTTCATTTTCTGTCTAGATAACGATCTCCTCCGGATGGAAGAAATCATTTCCGCTGTCGAGAAGCGGACAAAGACGAAGTTCCAGGATATCCAAAGAGAAAACTCAGACGATCAGGCGTGGGATGGGCTTCGATTCAATTCCGGATTTAAGAAGGCAGCGGAATGGCTGCAGCCGCAGGAGGTGTGACGATGGACAAGGAGTACAAGAGGAAGAAAGTCCTCGCGGAAAAGTACGGCATCAGCGTCCGAACCGTCGATCGCAAAATGGACTGGATCCGCAGCCACGCCGACCGATATCCTCGCGGTGCGATCGTATACGCTGGCAAGATCCCATATATACGAGAGGATGTTTTTAAGGACGCAATGTTCAACGGAGGCAAGGTTGACGCCGGCATCGCTCCGGCATTCAGGGAGGCGAGATAATGCAAAACAAAATTCTGATCGGAATCACCGAGGCTGCTGTGTGCCTCTTCCTGATCTTCGCCGCCGCGATCGGTGACGATGGAACGACGAGCACAGGCTTCTGGATCTGCCTGATCGGCATGGCTCTCAGCATGCTCTGGATCTGGCTCTTCTGCAAGGCCAATCCGGACTGGGCGGAAAAAGATGATTGATAGGAGGACAGAGGAAATGAAAATCAACGGCAAGGAACTGGCGGACATCTATATGAAAGCCTATGCAGAAGCGAAGGCAAAAAGTAAAAGCGATGAAGAGGCTCAGACAATCGGTGCAATTTGTGTGTCTTCATTCTGTGCTATCCGATATCGGATGAGCTCGGACCTAACTTCAGCAGAAAATTCGCTTGATGACTTCCCGCTACTTCGGTCAATCTTCGAGGGAATGGCTAAATGGGAAGATAAAAATAACTGAGGAGGTGATCAGGATGTGGGTGTCAATCCTGCTGGCGTTTCTCCTGGGCCTTTTCATCGGCGGCGGTGTAATGATCTTCTGCATTTCCCTCTGCCATATCTCGGGGCTTGAAGATCACGCCAAGGACTACCGGAAAGACGATCCGGAAGACCCGGATGATAAGTCAGACGATCAGCGGTGAAAGGAGGCGAAGCGATGAGGGCACAGAAAAAGTCCCCCGATACGTCGTGAAGGATCGCATCGAGGGAACCAGTAGCACAAGAGAGCCGTCACTCTCTTAACCAGTATAGCACAAGGAGGAAGCCATGAAAATCACTCTTGAATTCAGCAATACAGAGGAGTTCTACAGAGATCTCCCGAAGTTCGCGGCGCTGACCGGATTCAGCGGGCAGTTCGCAAATTTCTCCCACGTGAAGAAGGGAGACACCGTCGCCAAGCTCGAAGATCCGGATCTTCCGGAAGTCGTCGAGAAGGACGGCACAAAGTACGTGAGACAGACTCAGGATCAGAAGGAAAAGCTCGAAGCAGCTGCAGCCGTATCTGATGCAGTCAAGGCCGCTGAGAAGACAAAGAAAAAGGAACCCGCCGCGGATCCGCTGGCCGGAAATATGAACCCGCCGGAAGAAGCCGCACCGGCAGAGCCTGAGAAGAAGCCCGAAGCCCCGAAACAGGAAGCCGCACCGGACATCACTGAGGTCAGAAAGGTGCTGCACGCCGTCATCAAAGCCGGACACCGGGATGAGATGAAAGCCCTGCTCGAGAAGCTCGGCGCAGCCAATGTCACGAACCTCGATCCGGACAAGTATGTCGAGTTCATCACGGAAGCAAAGAAGATCGGAGGAGCTGCATAATGCCGAAACACGCAAAGCTCTCAGCGAGCGGCGCAGAGCTCTGGCTTAACTGCCCAGGCTCCGTCCACATGGCGGAGCTCTTCCCGGAGAAAACATCTCCGGCAGCGATCGAAGGAACTCTCGCACATGAGCTCGCGCAGACCATGATCCTGAGCGCCAACAGCCCTACCGATCATCTGGATCCGGCCCGCGAGGCTGAGTACAGATCCGAGAGGGACAAGGTCAACGCCTTCTATTCTGAGCACAAGGAAATGGAAGGATCGTTTGACGGAATGAAGAAGATCCTCGCGCCTTATGTCGATTACGTCATGAAAGAATACCAGGCGATCCTCGCAAAGGATCCGGCTGCTGAGCTGATGACTGAGCAACACGTCGATTTTTCTGACATTGTCCCGGGCGGCTTCGGCACGTCGGACGTCGTGATCATCGGCGCCGATATCTGCGAAGTCATCGACCTGAAATACGGCAAGGGCGTCCCGGTCAGTGCGATCAACAATCCGCAGATCCGGCTGTACACCTACGGAACGATGGCCGCCTTCGATCTCAGCTATGACTTCAGCAAGGTCCGGATGGTCATCTATCAGCCAAGACTCGACAGCGTGACAAGCGAGGAGCTGTCCGCCGAGGATCTTCGCTCCTGGGGCAAGGCAACCATCGCGCCAGCTGCGAAAAAAGCGCTCGGAAAAAAGCTGACCTACAATCCCGGACCGTGGTGCAAGTCATACTTCTGCCCGGCCGTCGGATCCTGCAAGGCCAGGGCGGCCAAGATGCACGAATTCGAGGAAATGCTGAAGAAGAGGAAAGCCGATGACGCTGTCCTCTCCGGAAACGAGATGGGCAAGGCGCTGGCAGCGGCCAGGGAGTACACGACCTGGGCAAAGGACCTCGAGAACGAGGCGCTCGCAATGGCGCAGGAAGGCGAGACCGTGACCGGCTGGAAGGTCGTCGAGTCAACGTCTAAGAGAAGGTATAAGAACGAGGACATCGTCGCGGCGGTCCTGGAAAAGGCAGGCTATGATCCGGCGCTGATTTACGAAAAGAAGCTCCTCGGACTGACCAAGATGACACAGCTCGTCGGCAAGAAGGAATTCAAAGAACTGCTCGAAGTTCCGGGCCTGGTATTCAAGCCCGAAGGAGCGCCGACGCTGGCACCTGAGAGTGACAAGCGTCCAGCCATAGTCTCAACAGTAAAAGCGGAGGACTTTGACGATGACGATGGAATTTGAAATCGATGTAGCAGCGAAAAATATCAATGCCGGAAAAGGAACCGCAGACGATGCGCTCGTCATCCTGGAAGCATATCAGCACGGCTGGATCGACATGGACGGTGATACAAGACCCGGCCACAGTTTCGACTTCACTGAAAAAACCTATGAAATCATTAAACAGGCCTTACTGAAGGCCGCCAATATAAAGGAGGACTGAATTATGGTAGCAAAGATTAAGAAAAACGGAGACGTCATCACTGGACTGGTAAGACTCTCCTACCCGCATCTCTTCGAGAAGGACGAAGCCAGCGAAAAGTACAGTGCCTCACTGATTATTCCCGGCGATGACAAGGCAAGTCTCAAGGTACTAAACGAGGCCATTGAGAAGGCGAAGGAAGCCGGCAAGAGCTCAAAGTGGGGCGGCAAGATCCCGGGCAAGCTGACGCTCCCGATTCACGATGGAGATGAGTCCACGGATACATCGGGCGCTTACGATGGCAATTATTATTTCAGCGCAAGATCGACCAGCAAGCCGAAGCTCTTCGACGAGGACGGCATTGAAGTCATCGACTCCGATGATCTTTATCCTGGCTGCTACGTCCGCGCAATCATTGCATTCATTCCGTACAACACAAACCAGAACGGTGTGTGTGCAATCCTGAAGGGCATCAAGAAGGTCAAGGACGGAGAGCCGCTGGGCGGCAGCAACAACGTGACCGCAGACGACTTCGATGATGAGGAGGACGATGACATTGACGACGATCTCGACTGAGATGGGCGTCGATGTGGAAACTTTTTCAGGAATTGATCTTTTGAAAAATGGCGCGTACGCCTACGCGGACGCGCCCGACTTCGAGATTATACTCGTTGCTTACAAGATCGGAGACGGTCCCGTCAAGCAATTCATGCCGAGACGCTTCGCCGAGAGGCCTGGCGTCCTGGGCGTGGATCTCGACGGATCCGGAGAGCAGATGTCTCTTTTCGGAATGACGGATCTGCTCAAGACGCTGCAGAAGGATGGCACGATCCTGGACGGCGACGAGGATGAGTTCCTGGAAGCGCTCCACGATCCGCACATCATCAAGACAGCGTACAACGCAAACTTCGAGCGGACAACGCTCGGCAGATATTACGACACCGACTGCAATCCGGATGAATGGCGATGTACGTCAGTTCTGGCATCGACGCTCGGATTGCCCAGGTCGTTGGATAAGGCAGGCGAAGCGCTCGGACTTCCGGAAGATCAGAAAAAACTGAAAACGGGCAAGGCGCTGATCCAGTATTTCTGCAAATATGTAACACCGACAAAGACCAACGGCCACCGGAACCGGAATATGCCGAAAGACGATCCGGATCGCTGGCGACTTTTCTGCACGTACAACAAGCAGGACGTTGTCACAGAACAGGCGATCCTAGACAGGCTCAAGCGCTTCCGTCCGATTCCAAGAGAGCAGAGGCTCTGGTCCGTGGATCAGAACATCAGCGACCGAGGGATCCGGATCGATGTTCCCTTTGTCCAGGGCATTGTGGAATATGACAAAACACGTGTAGAAAAATGCGAAGACGAGGCCAAAGAAATCACCGGACTGGAGAATCCGAATTCTATACCACAGCTCAAGACATGGTTCGCCGCCCAGGGCGCTCCGGGGCTCTCCTCGGACATGAGCAAGGCAGCGGTCGCTGAGGCACTGAAACCCGGACACGAGAGCATATACTCGCCGAAGGTGCGACGGATGCTGCAGCTCCGGCAGGCACTCGGCAAAAGCAGCACGAAGAAATACCAGACAATGCTCGCGTCAGTCTGCAAGGACGGCCGGGTCCGTGGGATGCTTCAGTTTTATGGGGCGAACAGGACCGGACGCTGGGCCGGACGAATCGTCCAGCTGCAGAACTTACCGCAGAACCACATTCCGGATCTCGATCTCGCGAGGCAGACCGTTGCGGACAAAGACTTTGAGACACTGGAAATGATGTACGGAGAGCCCGCGCAGGTCTTCTCTGAGCTCGTCAGGACGGCCTTCATACCATCAGACGGATGTCACTTCATTGTGACAGACTTCTCGGCCATTGAGGCGCGTGTGATCGCATGGATCGCAGGCGAGGAATGGCGGCTCGATACTTTCCGGACCGGCGGCGACATCTACTGCGCATCTGCCTCGCAGATGTTCGGTGTGCCCGTCGTCAAGCACGGCATCAACGGACATCTCAGGCAGCGCGGCAAGGTCGCAGAGCTTGCGCTCGGCTATGGCGGAGGCGTCGGCGCGATGAAAACAATGGACACGACGCACACGATTCCGGAGGAAGACATGCCGGACATCGTCAGCAAATGGCGGGCAAGATCGCCAAGAATCACACGGCTCTGGAAACTCTTCGAGCGGTGTGCACAGACAACTATTGAGTCAGGCAGGGAAACAATGGCCTGCATCGATGTGATCGGTGAGGACGGGCGATACCACAAAAGGAAGCTCGACGGCAAGCCGATCGGGATCCGCTTCTCAATGGATAAGATCGACGGCCGACGCTTCATGTTCGTGACTCTTCCAAGCGGCCGTGCGATCGCATATCCATGGCCGGCGCTCCAGGACGGAACCTACGGCAAAGAGATCGAATACTGGGGCACAGATACCACGCACTCGTGGGGCCCGATCCGGACCTACGGCGGCAAGCTGACAGAGAATATCGTCCAGGCGACCGCACGGGACTGTCTCGCCGAGAAGATGATCAAGGTCGAGGAAATGGGCTATCACGTCGTCGCTCACGTCCATGATGAGATGATCATTGACGTGCCGCGAGCCGATGAGGCGGCTTTCCAGAAGATCGATGACCTCATGGCCACGCCGATCAGCTGGGCGCCTGGCCTCCCGCTCAAAGGTGGAACCTATGCCTGTGACTACTACCAAAAAGACTAGGAGGACACTCATGAAAATCGAAAGAATGACAGAAATCGAAACACCCGACATCCAGATCGGCGACCGGCTCCGCGTCGGACGATATACGGCAACATGTCAAAAAGTCACCAAAAAGGTGCAACTTTCCTGCTCGATCAGTACCTCGACCGGCCCATGCCGATGAACAAAAAGAACACGAATCGCGGCGGCTACAATGACAGCAATCTTCGGGAATATCTCCAGAGCGACGCCGCTTTGAACGATTTCGAGGAGATCCGTCCCTACATGAAACCGTGGAACAACGGCGATCTGCTCCGGATCCCATACTACGGCGAAACGTTCGACAACAACGACCGCGACGATTTTGTCGAGCCTGACAGTAATGAACAGTGGCCGCTCATGAAAGACGCGCACAACCGCACGGCGTCAAGGTGCGGAGAACCCGAATGGGGATGGCTCGCGAACACATTCCGCGATACCTCGACGGATTTCTGCCTTGTCAACGACGGCGGCTATGCGGGCAGCTGGGACGCCTCGTACGTCCTCGGGGTCCGGCCGGCTTTCCTAATCGCATAATCGGGCGGGCTCGTCCCGCCCCGTGGAGGGTGAAAACATGAAAAGAAATAAAAAAATCTATATCTCCGGGCCTATAACCGGGGTCCCTGGAGCAATCTCCGCGGCGCATTTCGCGAGAGCTGAGCAAGATCTCCGCGCCGCGGGCTACAAGTACGTCATCAATCCGCGGGCGATGTTCGAGGGCACCGGCCTCACCTGGGACGAGATCATGGTACAGTGCCTCGATCTCGTTAAGGCCTCAGACATGGTCGTCCTGCTGCCGGGCTGGCAGAAATCCCGCGGTGTAACTATGGAACTCGGCGCGGCTTACGCGCTCGGCATTCCGGTGCACGAGTACAGGCGCCGGCTCACTGTGACCATAGAGGAGATCTGATGGGATCAGATTATTTCAATAAGGAAAGATATTATGATCCGACTGCCGGCGCCGCCATCTCCCACGTCAAGAAGGAAGAGCGGCGAAAGCACCGGAAGCCGGAGAAACATAAGGAGTCGTCAGATGAAACAAAAGGAAGAAAACATTCAGGGAACAGAAAAAGAGTTCATCGACCTCTTCAAGGAACTGACCACGTCCCGGAGTGACTGGCAGGATCCTGTCCCGATCAGCGGCGAAGGACTCGCTGTCTATGGAAGAATACGAAAATGAAATGACCGGCGTCTACACCACGTCAGTCTGCAGGGCGACGCTCGATGAGTCACCGATGGCATACAAGTCAATCAATGACATCATCGAAGACGTCAAGTCCAGCATCCGCATCGATGACATCATGAAGCCGATCTACAACTTCAAGGCATCGACATAAGAAAGAAGGTAGCGCATGAAGAACAAGTTGACAGATCTTAACAACCATCTTTTTGCCGAGCTTGAGCGGCTGTCCGATGAGGGTATGACCGACGAGCAGCTCGACAAGGAGCTCAAACGTGCGGAGGCGATCGGCAAGATCAGCGCTCAGGTCATCAGCAACGGACACCTGGCACTCAATGCCGCACGTCTCAAAGCCGAGTACGATGGCGGCGCGGCATCTACTCCGCTCCTGGAGGAGATCCTGGATGAGTAGACGATACACAGAAGAGCAGAAAGCGTGGCTCGCATCATATATCCCCGGGCATCATCACGCCGACACGGCCAAAGCCTTCACGGAGCGGTGGCCAGATACACCGATGACGGCGATGCAGGTGAACGCATGGTCCAGTAACCATCACGTGCCCTGCGGCCGCCACTTCGACGGCCATCCGTCAAAGTACAGCGAAGAGCTGCAGGCATTCATCCGGGACAACTGCAAAGGACGGGGAAACCGGGAACTCTACGAGATGGTCTGCGATAAGTTCGGGCCTGTCATGACCTTCCGCAAAATGAAGGCCTACAAGAAAAACCGCAAGCTCTCGAGCGGTCTGACCGGTGCCTATCCGAAGGGCAACGTCCCAGAGAATAAAGGCAAGACCTGGGATGAGTTCATGCCGAAGGATGCGCAGGAACGCTGCCGGAAAACGTGTTTCCGTAAGGGCAACGTCCCGCATAACCATCTGCCGGTCGGAACCGTCGTGAAGACGACCGACGGCTACATGGCCAGGAAGATTGGTGAGCCTCATGAGTGGGAATACATCCACCGGGCCACCTGGGAAAAATACAACGGCCCGATCCCGGAAGGCATGTGCGTGACCTTCAAGGACGGAAACACAGAGAACTGCGACATTGACAACCTGATGCTGATCTCCCGAGCGGAGAATGCCAGGCTCAACCAGCAGCATCTGAGATCTGAAGAGCCAGAGCTGACAGAGACCGGGCTTCTGATTGCCAGAGTCCTGACAGCCGCCGGCCAGAAAAGGAGGAAAAAGCATGATCGAAGTAATACCGGAAAAGATCACCGTCGCGGACCGGATCCGCGGAATGAACGACCAGGAGCTTAACAAGTTTCTGTTTCGTTTCAAGCTCAACGCCTGCGGATGTTTCATAAAAAAAGGCGGCGCCGGACTCTTTGATGTAAAGCAACAGCTCGATCTCCTGCAGACAGACGAAAATCTTGCAGATCTGAGAGACTGCGAATTTTCTAATTGTTTTCCATGGAGACATAACGATGACCAGTAAACCAATTTCTTAGAAAGGAGGACCGCTATGCAGCAGGCCGAGAATAAAGTGATCGAGATGCCGTCATCGATACAGATTGAGCACGACGACAAGCTCTGGATCGCGACTGGCAGAAGCCGCTATGACAAAAAATGGAAAAACAAGCAGCTCGCGTGGTCCTCCCTGCTTGGAAGACTCTCGCGTCCAGCCACAACTCCGGAAACTTTTGCCGAGTACATGAAGATGAGCAAGGACGAGCAGGACAACACAAAGGATGTCGGCGGATTCGTCGGAGGTACGCTGGAAGGCGGAAAGCGGTCGGCCAAGACCGTCAAGGATAGATCGATCCTGTCCTTCGATCTGGACTTTGCGCCGGTGGACTTTTATTCCGGCATCAAGCTCGACGGAGCTTACGCCTCGGCCTGCTACTCGACACACAAGTACCAGCCGGAGAAGCCGAGGCTGAGACTTCTCATCCCGCTCTCACGATCTGTGAGTCCGGACGAATACGAAGCTGTGGCGAGGATGCTGGCATCGGACATCGGCATGGACTACATGGATCCGAGTACATTCCAGCCGTCAAGGCTAATGTACTGGCCATCCCACGCCGAGGACGCGCCGTACTTTTTCGATTATGTGGACGCGCCGTTCCTGGATCCGGATGACATCCTGAAAAGATACCCCGGTGGCAGCTGGCACGACGCCTCGCTCTGGCCGACGTCAAAGCTGGAAGTCGAAAAGCATCACAAGATCGCAGACAAGCAGGCCGATCCGACCGCAAAGTCGGGAATCGTCGGCGCCTTCTGCCGGGCGTATACCGTTCCGGAAGCAATCGACGCATTCCTCAGCGACATCTACGCGCCGACGGATCACGAGGACAGGTACACATATATTCCCGGATCCACGACCGCAGGCCTTGTCATTTATGACGATGGCAAGTTCGCCTTCAGCAACCACGGCACGGATCCGGCGGGCGGCCAGGAGTGCAACGCCTGGGATCTGGTCCGGATCCACCTCTTCGGCAGCGAGGACGACAGCGTCCGCAGCGACATCTCGCCGACAAAGCGTCCAAGCTACAAGAAGATGGAGGAATTCGCCTTCAATGACGACAAGACCAGTGGCGTCTACTACCAGGAGCACAAAAGCGTCACGGCAGCAGACTTCGACGACGATGACGATGACACGAAAGCCGAGAAGGAAAAGATCCACGAGAAGATCTGGAAGATGCTGGCCAAAGGCCGCGCCGGTGTCGTCGTGAAATCGGTTGATAACTGCAGCCTGATCTTCCGTGAGGATCCGGCGCTGCAGGGGATCAAGCATGATCTCCTGGCCGATGATATCAAGATCGATCCGAACATCCCGGTGCCGTGGGACAGGGAGCCGGGACCGTGGCGCGATCTCGATGACTCACAGCTGTACACGTACATCGCGCAGACCTATCAGGTCGAATTTGCCCGCCAGTACGTGCTCGACCAGCTGGGGCTCAAAGCGAACGCCGGCCGATATCATCCGATCAAGCAGTATCTCGAGGCGCTCCCCGCATGGGATGGTCAGCCACGAGCTGAGACTCTCCTGATCGACTATCTGGGAGCCGAGGACAACGTATACACGAGAGAGGCAACGGAAAAGATCCTCCTGGCAGCGGTCCGGAGAATCTATGAGCCCGGATGCAAGTTTGACAATATGCTCGTGATCTCCGGACCGCCGGGAACCGGAAAATCCACGCTGATCAGCAAGCTCGCCGGCGAATGGTTTTCGGATAACCTGACCTTTGACGACATGAAGGACAAGACGGCAGCTGAGAAGCTGCAGGGCTACTGGATCATGGAGATCGGCGAGCTTAAAGGCATGAGAAAGATGGACGTGGAGTCGATTAAGGCATTTATTTCCCGACAGGAAGACATTTACCGATCAGCTTATGGTCGGCACATCGGTGTTCATCCGCGGCAGTGCGTGATCTTCGGAACGGTCAACAACGTGGACGGCTATCTCAAGGATATTTCCGGAAACCGCCGCTTCTGGCCAGTCGAGATCACAGGCAAGGGAGAAAAAAAGCCGTGGGATCTTACCGAAGAAGACCGTGGCCAGATATGGGCCGAGATATTTTATCTGTACAAGGAAATGCACGAGCGGTCGCTCCTGCTCTCTCCTGCCGCTGAGAAGATCGCCCAGGAAAAACAGGTCGAAGCGCTCGAAAGCGATGAACGCGAGGGCCTTGTGGACGATTTTCTCACAAAAAAGGTACCGAA